AAGAACAGACAATTCTATCTGGTCTAAAAAAATTCAAATCGACTATGAAACAATCGAGCCTCAAAAGGCTCTCTATTGGTTATCCGGTGGTGATAATGAATGGATTACGTTACAAAACTATAATCAACCTTGGAATAAATGTTATTTAGAATTCCAAGAAGAGTTTGGGTTTATTGTTATTAACATATTAAAGAAATCAAAAAATCTTGGAGAAATTAAAAGCGGTTTTCAAAAGTATCTAAACCTACCAAATCTGTATGAATTTGCATTAAGTAAAAATCTAATAAGATAAGTTATAAACCCTCAAATATTTGAGGGTTTTATTTTTAATATATAACATTATGAAAATAATAATATGTTCTAGTCCATGGTGTAAATCAACAGTATCCGTTCCGGATGATTATGAGAGCACTCAATGTTATAAATGTCATTCGTTTAATAATGAGTTATCGGGTGGTGTTACTTGGACTGATAAAAAGTATGAAGGTCCTAGGATGGACGGTATGGCTCATCCAATAGATATAAAAATTAATAAAGCTGGAGAAAAGAAAAGACTATGGTAAAGGGACACTTCTTTGACTTAGATGTACTTCTTAATATAGATGCACAAGCTTGGGTGGTTAATAAAGACCAACCAAATATTCCTATTATGAAAATATCAAAATCAGACTTCAATCTGATTAAAAATGGTGTGTATAGAAAGCAAGGAAATAAAATTGACTTTAATGGTCAAACCTTTTGGTTACCAACTGAAATGGTTAATAAACTTAAAATAAAAGCAAAAAATAATAAAGTTGATTTTGCTAACTTTGCCCTAAGTCTTCAAGAGTTTTTAAATAAAGACATCATTGATAATATGGATTTTACCATAAATGAGGATTTGTTAATGACTCTAAAGAATACTACCGAAGATATTTATATAATTTGTTCTAGACAAACCCAAAGAAACTACCAAACCCTTCTTTCTAAACTTGAAGAAAAGTTAAAAGAAATAGGTATTAAGGTAACAGCTTTCTACTACATTACTGAAAACTTCTATAACCAAAATAAGGATGATGTTAAGTTTAAGAAAATGAGATTATTACTTCAACATTTAGTTGGTTATAAGACCGATGATCAAAAGTTTATTGATAAAGAACTAACCAGATATGATAAGTTATACTATTATGATAATAACTATGATACTCTTAAAATAACAGATGATATAAATGGATTACTTGAAGTAATACTATCTAAAACAGATAATGGTATTAGAGATGTTATTAAAGAAGATATCAAGGAGTATAAGCCGTGTTTATTCATAAATAAAGTAAATGACAATATTCTAAATAAGATTGATCAAAAAAAAGTCATAATAAACATATCTAATGTTATTATGACCTTTGAATCATATAGGAAGTTTTAATCTTTATTCTTGATATACTTCTCAATCATATCATTTAAACTTCTGGAATCAACAATCTTACTGTCTTCCTTGGTACTGCCTTCTTCGGTTTGTTGTTCAATGTTCTTTTGTTCCATTGATTCTGATATTTCATTAAGACCCATATCCCTTCTCATATCTTTGTAATACTTCTCCAATTCACTTTTTTGACTTTGAGCGAATTTTATATTATCTCTTATTTGACCAATAGACTGATTAATAACCTCATGCATTCTAGCTGAAGTATCACCATTATCAACTTGTCTTAATTGTGTTAGGAAGTTCTTCATTGTCATCTCATCTAAGAATAATGATCTAGCATATACCTTTGAATCTTGCTTCAGTTTTGCTCTAACATATCTATGATTAGATACATCTGGATGATCCCCTAAATAGAAATCGACCATTGATTCAAGTACCTCATCGGCTTCATCTTTTGTCTTTTCAATATCCATATTGTAGTCGTAGATTTGTATCTCACCCAAATCTGGCAAATCACTTGGTTTGGCAAGGTATTTACTGACATCTAAATCTTTATTATCTTCTTGTATTTTATTAAACTCTTCTTGTAAAGAATTTAGCTTTTCCTCTTTCTTACTCATAGGAACACTATTTTTCTTATATATATTGAAAAAATAAATATTCCTATGGCAGTAACGAAAAACGTGACAGATGAAAGGAAGTTTGTATTTACAACCAAATTAGTTGAAGAAATAACTGATAAGATTAATGACGGTGTCGTTGTTAAGAGATATCAGAATCCATGGTTTAAAAGTGAAATAGGTGTTAAAAGAGCAGGTATAACATTTGCAATGACACCAGACGAGATACAAGAGTATATTAGATGCAAACTTGATATTCAATACTTCGCTGAAAAGTATTGTAGAATTAAAACAGAAGATGGTTCTATTCAGAATATAAGACTAAGAGACTATCAAAAGAAGATATTAGACTTATATACAAATAGCAGATTTAGTATTCTATGTGGTTCTCGTCAGATTGGTAAGACAATCAACGCCGCAATAACAATGTTACACTTTGTTACGTTCAATAATGATAAGAATATAATGATTGTAGCTAACATTGCTGGTACAACAATCGAGATCATTGATAAGATTAAGTCAATATATGTTCAGTTACCATTCTTCTTAAAACCAGCCATTAAGAACTGGACTCAAAGAAATATGATATTTGAAAATGGTTGTAGAATAAAATCGTCAGCTAGAAGTAAAACACCAGCAATCGGTTTTACTATTGACTTTCTATACTTAGATGAGTTTGCACATATACCCGCTACTATTATTGAACCATATTATACAGCGGCCTTCCCAACAGTATCAGCAATTGAGAACTCAAAGATTATTATAACATCAACACCAAATGGTATGAACTTATTTCATAAGTTACTTACCGATGCAGAAAGACCGGACGGGGATCCACTCAAGAATAACTATAGAGCAATGAGAGTTTATTGGCATCAAGTGCCTGGTCGATTTGTTACTTACTTTAGATTAAATAATCATAGATTATATGAGAATAAATTAACTAAAGAGGAAATTCTAAAGGCAACTGAAGACACATTTGGACATCTTACTAAAGTTGAAATGAAGTTCAATAGTGAAATAGCTAAAGATATAATCTGCATCTATAATAATGATGCTTGTCCAGATAAGCTAGTAAGAACCCTAATGATCACTAATAACGAGGGATTAGAAGTACCGATACAAGCGGTTTCTGAAGTAACAACTTGGAAGGAAGAAGCTATTAAAGACATTGGTGGTGAGGATCAGTTCAATCAGGAGTATGGATTGAGATTCGTAAATGCTACTAGATCTTTACTTAGTGAAAGTATAATAGAAAATCTATTAGATAACAAGAAACCGTTTAAATATGAGCAGATAGAAGAGCTTGATAGAAGGCTGAAGTTTTCATATTCTGATTTAAAGTGGATAGATGACGATAATATATACACACCTATTATGAGAAATAGAATAAAAGGTGTCGTGTCTATTGATATATCTGAAGGATTGGGACAAGATTACTCTGTTATGAACTTCTTTAAAGTATCTCCAAAAAGTCAAGAAGTTATAGATATGCAAAAGGATACATACACACAAATGTCCGATTTCTTTTGCTTAGAACAGATAGCTATTTATCGGTCCAATTTTATTTCAGTTAAACAACTGGCTGAACTTTTCTATACTCTGATGTTTGAGTATTTTAACTATGAGAATTTTAAAGTAGTTCTTGAACTAAACACTTTTGGTAATACTTTCTTATCAGAACTCCGTAACGTATTTGATGGTAATAATAATTATGGTAATAGTGTTTTCTTTAGATATAAACACCGAGCTGACTCAACTGAAGAAAAGATAGGACTTAAAGTTGGTGAGAATAAAAACCTATTAGTTAAAGATTATCAAGAAGCAATGGATAAGAAAAACTTCAAGATTTATAATGAGGATAACATACGAGAGATAACAACATTCGTAAAGCATATTACTTCACATGGTAATATTAGATATGCTGCTGATATTGGTAATGACGATACGGTTATGACCCTAGTTAATGGGGCTAGTGCTTTCTCTAAGTTTGACTATAGAGAAATGGTTGAGGACTATGCTAATAAAATATTAGATTCGACAACATTATCAGGATTTAAAGAAATCCTTAAAAGGATAGATTATAAAGATACCGCTGATTATTCTTCTATTATTAATATAAATAAACAAAGAAAATTTATGAATCAATATAAGAATAATAACACCTCTGGTAGTACTAATTGGTTTGGTAGAAATCTATGATAGAAGTTCTTCTATCTTTTTATCTCTTAGATCGTCTAAGAAGTCTATATAAATAGTTGATATCCATGTATCTGGTATTTCAAGACTTTTTATATAAAAATGTGTTCTTTCTGGTTTAGGTTTATCCGACCTACTAAGTTTCATAATAATATGTGGATACTTAACATCTAAAACAGTAAAAATTCTGTCAAGAGATCCTATATCAACTGGTTTACCATACTCATCTGATATAAATGGAACATCCTGACAGAATTTAAATTTCCTACCCTTAGACATATTTTAAGCCTCTTCAATAGTTACGGAAAGTCCAACTCCTTTGAGTTTGTTGTAGCTTTTCATTACAACTTCTTTATCACCGCGCTTAACATCGCACTTACCAGTGAAGTGTACGATGTGAGCACATTGAGTTGCTTGTTCTAGTTCATGTCCACAATACTTTATAAGGCTTTCAATTACGTGGTCAAAAGTATTATGGTCATCATTGTGTAGAATAAGAATGTAAGGTAAACTGAGTATTTCTTCCAAGTCTGTACTTACCTGTTCTCTTGTAATTGTTGACATATTCTTTTATTATTTTGTTGTATATATTTATTAAAAAATTTGCTTTTTGTTCACAACATCGATGATGTTGACTTTTATTGGTTGTCTTTTAGCCCAACTAACGAACTCATCCATATGTTCCTGTCGGTCATCATACATAGTGAATTCTGTAGCTTTTGGATGCTTCTTGATTATCTGCTCAAAAAGATAACACTTGAATTTCAAGGTATCTCCACCGGTGTTGCAGAAAACATCATCCATCTCAATCTCGTGTAAGTCAAGTACCCTTTGTACATGATGAGCAAGTTTAGATAAACGACCAGTTGCCAAAAAAACATAAGCTTCTGGATCAGACTTAGCCTGTAGATACTTACTATAAACCCACTGGTTTACTGGAGGGTAGAAAATCTTTAGGTTAAGAGATTCTGGGTTTCCCCACCAACCTCTACCCTGCCAAGATAATCCTGTTTTCTTCTCCCACTCTGGACGACCAGTTTCGGGTGTTGGTGTATGGATAAGGGTTCCGTCAAAATCGAAACATACAAGTTTTGTAATCATTTTTAAATATTTATTTTGGGAGTTATGTAGAAAATATATATAGCAAATATAAGGAAAGTTTTTCTTATAAAAAAATATATGTAAAATAAATGAAAAACAAGACAAACTTGATTATTATCGGGTCTTTATTAGTTGGTTTTCTACTTATGACCTTTTTTGGTGGTAAAAGTATGAAAGAATTACGAGAAAAGAATAGAATGTTAAAAGATTCTGTAACAGCTATACAAGTTCAGAGAGATAGTCTTAAAGAAGACAGACTAAAACTTGAAGGTAAGTATGATACACTTAAACTAAATGTTGATAAAAAAGAACATGAGTTAAGTCAAATAAATCATAAACTAGTAAAGGTTAATCACGAGTTACATGATGCTGTGGTAAAGGTTAATCACTATAAGTCACAATTTGATTCTATTGAATATAAAATACATAAATTAAAAGAAGAACCTATCAAGAGAACTGGGGATCAGTTATTAAATTCTCTGAAAGAAAAAACAAAGAAATAATATGAAAAAAATATTTACATTAATACTCGCTACACTTTTAAGTTTTGGTGCTTATTCACAAACAGACACTTTAGTTAAAGATACTACTAAACATGAGATAGTTTCTATAAAAGACAGTATAATAAACTCCCTTCCAAGTTATTATGTTGTCAATGGAGATACTGTGGGTATAATACTAACAATTGAACAGGCTCAAAAATTAGATAATGATGAAGAACTTCTAGAGTTATTAGAAGACATGAAGATAAGTTGTGACTCTACTATCAAACACTATATTATAGTTGTTAATAAGTATGAGAGAAAAGTTGCTATGTTGGAAATAAAAGCTAAAAAGCTTGAAGAGGTAAGGGATGGTCAAAAGAAAATGATAGATAACCTTAATCAACAAATACTTAATTATCAAGCCGATCTTAAAAAAGCGGAAGCTCAGTTAAAATTAAAGGATGAAATCATTAAAAATGATGAGAATATGATATCAAAATTGAATAAGTGGAAGTATGGTGGTATAACCGGTACAATACTTGGGTTTGGTCTCTTCATACTTCATGTGTTGGTTCATCATTAATGATAAAAAATGAGTTTTTATTTATAATATATACTCTTATAAAACAATAAAAAAATACAATTTCAAGATGAAACACATCAGAATGTTTGAAAGCTATAGAGTTAAAAGAAGAAGAGACGACATTATTAAAGAGTCTGTACTTCAAGTTAATGATATCTACAAAGTAAGAATTATGGCAGATGTTCCACAATCTTTACTAAACGCTTACGTTAAAAAAGTTAAGGACAACGTTGGTAAGAATTTGAGACAGTTCTTTGGTGATATGGACTTAGCTGAAGAAATCATTAAATGGGTGGTTCAGAACGGATTAGACGCTGATAAGATGCCGGCTAACGCTCTTGTTGGTGGTGCTCAAGGACAGGGTCAATCAGGTGCTCAACAAGCTCCAGCTCAAATGGCTCCTCAAGGACAAGCACAAACACAAATGGCTCCAGAAGGTCAAATGGCTCCAGAAGGTCAAATGGCTCCTCAAGGACAAGCTCAACCAGCTCCACAAGCTCAGGGTCAAATGGCTCCTCAGGGACAAGCTCAACCACAAGTTCAAGCTGAGACTCAACCACAAGGACAGGGACAAGCTCAAGGTCAAGCAGCTCCTCAGGGACAAGCTCAGGCACAAGGTCAGGGATATGAAGAAGTAAATCCAGAAGAAGAGGAAGAGGAAGAAAATGAAGAAGAATTACCTTCTTAATAAGATATTAAAATAAAAAAACATCAATCTTTAAGATTGATGTTTTTTTATGCAATTATTTAATATATACTATAATGAAACACTTAAAGTTATTTGAAGAACTTAATGAAGTATCTAATCTTCTAATCGTTGACGTACAGAAGTCATTTAAAAAATTCTATACACCAATGTATTTAAACGAGTTGATTAAATTTTGTAATCAGTTTACAAATGTTTATCAACTGTGGGACAATCATGTGGAAGGAAAAGATGTTGATACTGATTATTTATATCATAGTAACCCTAAAATACCTATAAGTAACGATTTATATAATTTCCCAAACCAAAAAGATCTTATTGAAAAGAGATATAACTATGCTGTTAATGCTGATTTCTATAGAAAGAATCTTGATAAGAATGTTTACAATCAGATAAAAGATCTAGAGAATAAAAAACAACTAAAAAAGGGCCAGTATTTTCCGACAAAAGTTGGTACTATTATAGTTTTTATAGGAAACAACCATCAATGGTTTGAGTGTCCTAAAAAACTTTTAAATCTTTTGAATAGTTGGAAAGGGTTAGAAGTTACGGTTGTGGGCGGGGCAAGAGAAGAATGTCTTAAAGATGTTGTTGTTGTTGCGGAAGCTTTAGGTGTGGTAATTAAAACTAATTTTATTCTTACTTACTCAGCGACTCAATGTTATTTTTAAATCCTTTTTTTGAATTTATTCTTCTTTTCGTTATACATAGATTATTAATATCTGCTACATATATTGGTAGTAATCCTTCATTAAAACATTCTTTAACAGATTTGATGTGGTCAATAGTTGGATAATCCCCATGTTGTCCCTTTAAATTGAAGTTTTCTTTAATGTATTCCCCATCATATGCATCATTTCCGTTCCAATTTTCTAATAATTTATTTCTATTATATTTTGTGAATTTATCTACCAATCTTCTATAAATTATGAAATCGTTAGTTTCAAAGTCTAATCCCATTTTATTCAATCTTTTTTTAACTTCCTCTTTTATTTTCATTGGGTGTGATTTACCATAGTTTTTTATACAACTCTTTTCGCTCTTATTTTTAAATTCTTTTGATAAAACATAATACTCAACGTTATATCTTTCTATCATTGTTTTCTTTCTTTTTTCTCTAACTTCTTCTGATTTAGATAGATTATCTACACCATATTTATCCATTATTGATAGTTTTAATTTTTCGTTGAATAGTGTATTATATTCATAACCATATTTTAATATATTATTGAGATGTCTTTTTTCTAAAATTTCTACTGATTTTGTTGGATTATCTACACCATATTTCTCTAAACAAGTTTTTTTATTTTTTCCAGTGCTACAAATTCCTTGACAAGAATAATACCCACCACTCTTTAAATTATATAGATATTCTTTATACATTATACTTCTTTGTTTTTGGCAAACATCGCAACAAACATCTATTAGGTAGTGTGATCCTTTTGATAGGTGCTCAACTTTTATTTCTATTTCATTTTTAATTTTTAAGTTGTTATATCCGTGTTCTTTTAGTGATTTGATATTTTTTGTATTTACTTTTACCATTACTGTATTTGATATAATCATATAATAAAACTTTTTTTATTTATATATAAAAAAGTTCGTTTCCTCTTTTAAACTATTTGTATAAATATAATATAATGTTGGTGATAGATGTATATTTTATAGAATTTTATATAATGAAAAAATATTCAATGAAGCTTGAAGATTTTTTTGAAGTTAACAAATCAGTTGCTTCATTTTGGAGAAATTCTAAATTTCCAGAAAGAAGATTAAAGGAATTCTTTTATAGAGAGGGTACTTTAGATGTTAAAGAATTAATATCTAGAATATATTAGTAAGTTGAAATATTACCAAACTGAGCGTATATATTGTAGTCAGCAACAGATAATAAAATAAACATCATATCTTGATAGTTATTTGGATCCTGAGTAAATATTATTTGTAGAGTATAATTAGCATTTAATAGTTCTGGTATATAAGCTTGTATTTGTTGTTCTATTATAGTCCTTACATATGATTCAGATACTTTAGTCTCATATAATAGCTCTAGTAGATTTGCTCCGAAGTTTGAATCCCCCATTACTTCCCCTTTATTAGTGAAAAGAACCATTTTATATTTCTGTATAATAACTTCTATTATCTCAGAAGAAACAACCTCATTAGCCACGTAATACGGGTCTTCTGGTCCGATAATATAAAAATCTGTAAAATCTATTGCTGCCATAAAGTTATATATTAAAATTAATATATACTCATTATGAAACATATTAAACTTTTTAAAGAATCTAAAGAATGGTATGAATCCGAAACACCGGAACAAATAGCTAAACTCATCCTTGATTATGGTAAAGAACATGAAGATGTAGATGATGTTATGACTGATATACAAACAATCTTTTGTAAAGTAAATGACGATCTTGATATAGAAAGTGTGGCGAATGATGGTATGTCATATCAAGAAATTGTAGATTCTATTAAGATTCTAATAGATAACAGGGACGATTCTTGGTATAGTAGAAAGGTAGATGATTTTCTTGATCTCTATTATACTATGTGGAGAAGAATGAGACATAATCTAACTATAGATATTATAGATGAGTTATTTGAGGATCATGATTATAAATATAAAATAACTAAATCATCTACAAGACGTGATGAGCCTATCTTTAATATATGGGTTAAGGATGTTCCTCATGTAGAGGCTGGTAAATATATAAATAGATACTTTATGACCGTAGCTGGTAGATTACCTAAGGAGTGGCAAATAACCAAAATTGATATTAAGAATAATCAAAGAAGATCTCTTGAAGGAACAGAGATTATTCGTAAAGATAATACTATTAGTATTGAGATAGTTATTGCTAAAGTAATAGGAAATGAAATAGACGACTAAGAGAACAAATCTTTTATCTTTCCAACTACAGTCATTCCTAATACGATTGGATCTGTACTTGTTTCCAGTAACTTTGTGTGTTCTGTTATAATATAGTTTACCTTGAATAACTTATCGATATAAGATTTATTATCCGATATGACCCATTCTATAAATGGTCTGCTGAATAGTCCAATCATCTCATCTATTTTATCATCACCGAAATTATTCATCAGAAAGTGGTAAGTATCGTCATAGGTCTTTGATTTATCAAAAACAAGATTATATAAATCATTTCTGAGTTTAAGATTTAAAGTAGTGTTAGTTATATTGGAACTACCGGTCTGCTTGTAATGATCTAACTCAATCATTATTGACCTAAAGTCTGGAAACTTTTTATTGATTATCTTAATCAACTCCTCTTTAGGTATCTCAAACTCCTCCTTCTTACAAATAACATTAGTTATTCTTTTGTATATCTCAGTTTTCAAGTATCTTTCTTCTTCTGGGGTTTGACAGTCAAAGTTTACTTGTATAAGTCTTGATAATATACCCGGAGATACCTTTGTTATATGGTTTGTAGTAAAAATAAACCTAACATTTTTAGCAGAGAACTCTTCTATATAAGCTTTAAGAGCGTCTTGGTATTGTGTAGATGTTCTTTCAAACTCATCTAAGAAAACATATTTTGTTGAATCTCTTGTTATATCTTTTTCTAAATCAAATCCCATATAAACCCTAGAGCAGAAATCATCTATTTTAGATCTAAGAGTATCAATTGAGGTATAAAATGAAGAGTTAAGTTCAAGATAAGGTTTATCCTTGGAGTACTTACCGATAAGTATTCTGGCTAAAGTGGTTTTACCTGTACCAAAATTACCAAATAGAATAACATTTTGGTTAAGTCCGTTTTCAAATATTCTCCGTATTCTAGGGAGTAATACAACGTCTTCTATAGTTCTAGGACGCCATCTTTCGGAGAGTAATAAATTTTTCATATAACTTATAAATAGGAATTTTTATAAGTTTTATATTTTAAAAGTTTACTTTGGTATCATTAATAAATAAATCGAATTAAAATCATTAAACGAAGATCGAGTATTTACTTCCACATCATATTTTATATTAAGTGTGTTTGCTTTATATTTAATACTTCTAACTATTTGATATAGTTCTTTTTCAACCTCACGAAGTTTACTTTTAGCGTCATCATACTCCTCTCTATTAGTTGAAAATGATAACACTTGACCCCAATCATAAATTTGATCATCAGAATGAATAAAAAGTTCATTGTTTAATTTAATCTCAACATTATAACATGGTTTCATAGACCATCCATTATAATACCTACTTATTTTATGTGACTTAATAATCTGTTCTCCAAAATTTCTCATATCGAGTATAGGTCTAATCATTTTCTCAATATCTTCCTCAGTATCGGTATATCTAGTAGATAAACTTAATCTATACAACTTGTTTATTGTTTCCATTTTCCGATCCATCCCATATACCTTATCGTTATTAACCGCATCGATAAACTCATCAACTTTAAAAGAATAGGGTGGTTTTCCACCTTTTCTCCATCCACTATTATGATCTATAAATCCAGTGAAGATAGTAGAACATTCTCCGGTAAAGTTACCTAAAGAGTCACCTATTCCAAGATTCCATAGATATTGATACATACTAACAATGGAATCTATTTTCTCTTTCAGATTAGGTTCGGATTGTGATTCAAAATATTTCAGATACTTCATTATGGTATATATTATTTTAGGAGATTGTAAATTTCAGATACTTCATTATGGTATATATTATTTTAGGAGATTGTAAAATTTATATATAGTTTCTATGATAGGTGAAAAATTTAATATGGAGGACGTATTTTTCAGAGACTTAACTGTCTGTGTACTTGATACGTTAGAAGGACAAGTAAACTGGGTAAATAGATTCACTTCTGGTGATGTAAATGTAAATGTTCCCTTCTATTATTCATTAGCAGGTGACGAAAGATTTCTATTGGATTCCTTTTCGGATGATGTTGTTTCTAATAATAGATATGTTGAGTTAAATACAGACATCATTCCAAGGGGACACATAACTCTAACGTCTTATGATATAAGAGCAGAAGAGTTTGCTAATCCCAATGTATGGTTGAAAATGGTTATTGAAAACCAAACTGAGATTAGAAAGATGTTGACTAAAGTAAGAGCGGTTCCGGTGACCGCTAAGTATGATCTAGTTATACTATTGAATAGTGAGATTGATACATTCAAATGTAGTCAGGCTATTATTGATACACTTTGGTTATATAGGTTTATGTATTTTGAATACAACTTTATGAATATTGATGCAGTCATGATTCTTCCAGATTCTAATCAGGTTGAAATATCTAGAGAAAAGAATATGACTAGTGATAATACGATTAAGTTATCAGTTTCATTTGAAGTTCAAACCTATTACCCAGCTTATAAAAAGGAGGATAATGATTCATTTGCTACTCCAAAGAAAACGAAATGGTATAGTAACATTATTCAATCACGCAATAATGCTAATGCCATGAATAGAAATTCAAATGACGACAAAGATATAAACAATCAGAAATAATGCTATTTTTAATATTTATATATACATCTTATAGATTAGGCAATGGTTTGCAACATAGGAAAGGAAATAAAAAAAGTGTAAAAAATACACTTTTAGAATCTAATATATACATTAAGAAACAAAAAAATAACGTTTGATATTATGAAGAATCTCAAATTAGAGTTATTCAACTTTAGAAAAAATTTATCTTTGGATCAAGAAGATATTTCTGTAATACTTGAAGGACATATAAATGCTTGTAATGACTTATCAGAGAAGCAAATAGTTAATTCATTAAATGAGAAACTAAAATCATACACCTTTGATAAGAGTATTAAAGGTTTATTAGAGTCGCTTAATAATGACATGGCTGAATATCAGCTTGTTTATGAGCTTAAGCACTTATACAATGTTCTCAATAGCCAAAACCAAGGAGAGATTTATAGACAACCTATCAATGTTCTTCTTCAAACTATCAATCTTGAGACAGATCAAGATAGAATGTCAAAGGTTTTAAATGAGTTAGCAATTTATGACTGGGTTCCAGAAATTAAATTGTTTGTTCATAACTTAACTAAGTCTCCTCAACAAAGAACAAATCTTCTTTCTGGTGGTAAATCAGAATCAATATACACTATTGTGGAGCAAGTTGAAGAAGGTTATATTTGTTTAGTTAGAGATTCTTGGTTCTTACTTTCTGAGAATAATATAGAAAAGGTTCTTCTTGAAACATATGTAACTGATAATGAAAAATTAGCTACATTGAGAAATCTTCAAACTGGTATGCAGTTCGCAACTATCTATGAAGATAGAGTTAACTTCAGAATATCTGAAAACTTAACAATCGGTTTAGCTGTAAATAAGAAAGGTGTTATCTTTATCAATGATGATGAGATGAATAAAGAAACTACACTTGAGAGTTTATTTACATCACCTATTATTCCTATCGTGAATAAGAACTTCTACCCGGTTTTACTTGAAACATCAAATAACTTAAATAAATTTGTTGAAATGGATGTGGTTAAAAGAGTTTCTAACTTGATTAATCCATATCTTGAAGTTTTTGCATTCAACTATAAAAATGCTACATATTTATATCGTTGTGATGAAAGATACGGCAATTCATTCTTTAAATATGAATCGGCACTTGAGTTAGTAAATGAAGTTAGAAATGAATTAAACTATGACTTAACATTCTTCTATGAAAATAAAATGGGTAAAGAATTAATTACTAAGAGAAAATTAGAAGATAAGGAAAGAGAAATCACATTGAAATTAGAAGACGTAGATTTTAACATTCAAAAAGTAGAATCATCAATCAAATATATCGGTGAATCAAAGGCACTTAATGTAGCTTTAAGTAACTTAACTAAGAGAAAAGAAAATCTTGACTCGGAATTACAAGCTGTTAAGCAACTTCAATACAAGGAAAGAATTAAAGGTT